GTAGGTTGCTCACCTCAGTGTACCTGCTGTGACAAACCACAAACCCGTGTGTGGAAGTGTGCCGGAACTGGTTAATACGGTCAGAGGGGAGGTTATGATGCCGGATTGGTGGCGCACAAAAACTTCGGGTAGTTCTCCGGACTACCCACCCAAAAACTACCATGAACAGAGCAAAATTCGCAGATGCATTCGATTTCGGAATGCATGGCCCAAAATCCAACGCTAGTGATGCGAGTACAGAAACCCGTGGGATCAGCAGATCTCTTTTACCACAAACAGAACGTATTATTGAGCATGGCTCATCTTTTGATAGGGATCCACCACCAAAAACAAACAAAAATCAAGAAAATGAGTGGACTCTCGTCAGAAGACGTAGCAAGCGTCTTCCCTGCTCTCGGGAATGGAAACTAACATCAGTTGGTTCCCAAGTACCTATGAGCGTTTGTCCTGAGCAGAAGATTGGTAGTAACTTCCGTTCAGGGAAGACAATTGCCCGCGTGGCAAAACCCCCATTCCTAGGAGAGCCAGTCCACCAGTGCGAGGAGGATAGGCATTCCGTTGCCCGAAGGAGGGATATGAAGAAGGCCCTAGTCGTCAAGACTAAGGCTCGAAAGGGTAGACGTCCCAGTCGAGGGCGCAACACTGGCAGAGGAGCCAGTGATTTAAGGTTCAAGGCAGGGGTCCCCCGACCAAAGAACGCTAGTAATGGCACTAGATTCGGGGAGGCTGACAACCCTGGACCGAACTCCAAGGGCGGAAAGCAATTTAATTATTGTACAAGAGGCAACAAGTGTCAATTAAAAGGCCCACATTATCATCTAAAACCAGAGGAGAAGAAAACAAATCGAAAGGTTGATAATGGCAAAACCAGAGGAGAAAGACCCCTCAAGAAAGTAGGGGCAGAATTGCGTATAGCCATCCGCAAAAACAAAGAGGCTAAAACCCGAGGCTGTACGAAATGCACGCTTGGACTGACATGTGATAACCTTGATGATCACTATCATGTCCAAGTCACCGAAGGTGCAGAAATAGATGCCAAGGGCGCGCGTGGAGACGTGGTTCGCGCAGTTGTTAGTCAGGCGGTTGCAAACGACATCGAGCAAACATTGGGGGAGCGAGATGCCGCAGATGAGATCATGCAGGACGCTGATCTTGAAGCACAGGATCCAGAAGCATTACCGGCGGAAGCCGAGAACAACGTTAACAATGCTTGTGGTGACAGTGACGAATCTGAAGAAGAAAAGCACCGTCGCGACCCTGAAGCTGCAGTTTATCGAGACGTCGAAACGCTTTCTGAAAGTGATGAAGAAGTTGAGTCCGAATCTGAAGAAGAGGATGGTCACAACGATGCTCGTGTGGTCGAGTACTTCGCTAACAGGAGAGAAATCCTCGGGCCGCCCGTCGTTCCCGCCGGGGTTAGAGTTGTCGAAAACGTCGAGTCGTCCGACTCCGAAGACGACGCCCCTGACGAACCCGAGGTCGAATTTACTGGAGAAACCGCCGAGGTCGATGTTTTCTCCAACCTTGCATTGTGCGAATCTGGAACAAAGTGGTTTACCCTCCACTTTCTCCCGTTTTACCTCATCGTCGTGTTCGGGATTTACTGGTGCCAACGTTTTGACGTACTCGAGGATCAAGTCAGCCACACTGTGCGTGGTCGCTTGCATCAACTAAAACATTACGTCCTTGGCCTGCCCGTCCCGGGTTATTTCGAAGAATATTGGTGGTCGTTCAGTCCACGGTTCTTCTGGTTAACTGCCGAACGCGACCCCATAACTGGAGTAGATGTGTGGGACTGGGGTTTCTCGATTTGGAGTAAGAGGCGACAGGTCGATTACTTCGGGATGGCTGTCTACTATTACGCCGCCCTCGTTGACATCATTGGAACAATCGGATATCCAACGTGCGTCACGCTCTCCATCGTCGTTGTCGTTTACTTTGTTTACTGTTCAGTTCATAAATGGTTCTGGGGACCAAAACGTATGCTGGTTCTTCCGGGTGACCTGGACAATTACATTGACTATGCGGCCGACAACGATTGGTGTGGGAGGGTGAACAGCACCCGCGCGTTGCACGGATGTGAAGCCACCACCGTGCATAGGGTGATAGTGTACACTGAGTTGTACAGCCTTTTGCGCGCCGAAGATGAGTTCCGCAATGTTCAAAGCACACAGAGCGACGGTTCATTCCGCCCTTCCGCCGTTCCACGGCTTAAGGATATTTTACGCACTTACGAGTTGAAGCATAACCTTAAGTTGAACCCCGAGTGGGCGGCTAACACCGTGAGCTACATTGTAACCCAGGAGCACTTACGCGCTCTGCATTGTCAAGCGAAATCACCTAGTGGAGAAGAACGTGGTATTTTAAACGGGAAGGGGGGAAGACGCTCATTTCAGAGCAATTTAACGGCAGGGTTGGATGCGGAACCGAGTACCTCGGGCCGTATCGACAGATGTCGGTCAATTGTGCTGAAGTGTCTTCTCCCGCTAACCCTTTTGTACCTAACCCGAGCATTCGTATCCTCCGAGGTGAGGAATACATCTCCAGGGGGCGTTATCGCTTCACACACGATGCAGAGAGAAAACTTGACGCCACTTATCGAACTATCTACGGACCTGCCATCGCTCACAGCGGAGTGGTATACGCGAACAATGACTGGAACACCTCCCTCGCAGCAGAGAAGAGAATCTTCGCATGCGTTTGGAAAGAGTTCAGTCCGCGGATTGCCGCTGGTGGAGGAGTCTACGATCCTTCCCGACCCGAATCATTCGCTGGGCGGTTCATTCGCCCGACTGATGACACGGTGGTGGAGTTCGATCGGTGGTTAGGAAGACAGCACACTGAATGGTTTGACGGTAGGAACGATATGGACGAGCGAATGAAAGCGATGGGTGAAGAGATGTGTCGAGATGGGGTTATACCTGAATTCTGGCTCGACGACATCGAACTCCACGTCACTGACGCACACGTTAAGAAGCAATTACGGATTGATGCCTGGGATCAGCTGAAGAACTTTCTTTGGGGCCCCGGGTACCTATCTCGCTTATGGTTGAACAGTGTTTGGGTGAAAATGAAACCCGGGGAGTACTCTAAGCCCGGAAAACCTGGTCGTATGATCGGTGATCTAGGAGTAGCTGCCAGCCTACAAGGGTACCGAGTGACTTCTTTTATCAAGAGTTACTCTGATACGCATCCCTTGAAGATCGGAGCTAAGTGCACCATCGAGTTCGTTAAGGCACCCACCTTCAGCCGCTTGCGCGACGTCTTTTCTAAGCTTATCAATCCTGAGGGAGATTTCTACTTTGTGTACCACTCCGACGACTCTGCATTGTCCTTCCGTCACCGCGGGCGGATAATCACATTGAATCTCGACATCGCCTGTTGTGATCGCAGTCACCGGGACGCTATTTTTAACGCACTCATTCGAGCAACGCCTCCACCCTTACGGTATGAGGTCGAGACCCTCGTCATGCAGTGTAGGCTCAATATGCGCCTGAAGTCGCGACACTCTGGCAACCCCGATTTTCAGTTGGTTTTCGGGAAGTGGAACGAAGACGGTACGAAGGCAGCCGTCCTTTCATCCGGATCCACCCTCACCACCCTCCTCAACAACTTCGCAAACGAGAGTAACGCACGGGAACTCTACAGAGAATATCTCGAATCGCGACACCTCCCTCTACCCGAGCTTCTCAATAAGCTACGTGAGGCTTGCCTACGTGTAGGCTATATCCTCGAAGGCTTTGAGAAACCAGCCCGGAAACCGGAAGAGATCCAATTCTTGAAATACTCACCATGTTGGGGTTTCTGTAACGACGAGACAGAAGAATCATGGGTTCCGCTTTTCAACTTCGGACCTTATCTCCGCGGAGCAGGCGGTTGCAATGGTGACTTACCCGGTTCAAAGACTCAGCCCTGGGAGAAACGAGCTAACGCCAATAGCGCAGCCATTCTCCAAGGGATGTATCCTCGAGTCGATTGTCCCATACTAACCACCCTTCGTGAGAAATTCGGTACCGCGAGTGAGACCGCCGTCAAGAACGTGATGAAAGACAGTTACTGGGATCATGAAGCTCTCTCCGAGGGCAACTTCGTTAGGGTGAGTGATGAACGTTTTCTACAGCGTTATTCGCTCGACACCGCAGACGTCGCTGACCTTCAGGAGTTTCTCCATCTTCCCGTAGGCTATTCTTGCGCATCCCCGTTCGCTGACAAGATTCTCAGAGCGGATTACGGACTAGCTGTGAAGCGAATCTGACATCCTGCTTAACATGTCCTCTCAACATCTCCCCCC